TGTAATCATCATATTAACAAAATCAACCCAAGTATTTGCTTCAAAATCAAAGTCATCTTCTGACATAAATTTTGTTGCTATGTGTTTGAATCTTATAATCTGATTTGCTCTTTTTTCCTCTAAGGCAGTTTCATCTTTGTCGCTTGGCTCAAATTCCGTATGAGTCAATTTCTTCCCATTCTTTTCAAATGTGAATACTACAAAGGGATTGTTATTTAATGGACTTGTTTTGCATTCTATAGACATTAATTCAACATTGTCGTGAATGCCTGGTTCTATAAAATTTAACTTTCTTCCTTCGGAATTAATCGATTTGTTAACTATATATGTGGACATAGTATACTCCTTTTAATTGTTTAAAACTTTGTTTACTTTTACAATGAATGGTGCGTAATCATTTTCCATTTGATCCTGATCTTCTGAATCTAGAAACATAGGTGGGGTTTTTGCTGATGATTTACCATCTGAATTTAGAGTAATAAAATACTTACGTTTCTTATTATCTTCTACCTTCATATCAGCATAATGGACGATAGTAAATTTAGATTCTACTAACCCTTTCCATTCTTTACCCTTTACCATAATTCGCTTTTCTATAGCGCCTTCATCTGTTTCAACCCACTCATAATGAGCTGTCATGATAGTATGTTTCTTAATGTTTTGAATTACGTATAGGAATTTACCTATCTCTTCATTGTAGTAGTTCCAAATATCGAAACCACGTTTTGTATCTCTGGCTGTTTTCAATACGCTGTCAATATAAGCTGAAAAACTATCAATTATAATGACTTTTATTGAACTATCTTTTGCATATTCTATAAGCTTCTGATAACATTCTTGCCAAGTTGTTGGAGTATTATAGTGTTTAAACGTATTGAGGTACGGTAATGGTTTATTCTCCATATTGATGTACCCTGTTGTTTCAGGATCCATATTTCGAAATGCCATTGTCTTACCCCTACCAGACATACCAACTAATGCAAATTGGTACGCTGTAGTCATATTTAACTATTTTTAATTTAAGATTGTAGCATATATTGAATTATTAGATAATCCTCAATGCTACAACCTTAAGGATTATATATTATTTCACAACAACATATTTTGCGTGAAACTTCTCAAGATACTTCTTACCATATCTGTCGGTATGAATAGTGAATTTTGCACCGTCTATATAGACGAATTCTTCACCCCGGAGATTACAGAAAATATCATACTGGTTATAGCCTACTTTAACCCAGTTGTCAAAGATGGTTACTTTACGTTCTTGTATTTCAGGACGAAGAACTGCAATTGGTGTAACATATCTTTTTTTGGCTTTCTTGTAAACTTTATCTCCTAAGACAATATTTATAGCAGATGAGACTCTCATGTTATTACGTTTTTTATTTTTGATTTCTTCTTCAACTATAAGATATTCCTCAGTTGATTTTCTTTTGTTACCTTCTGCATATCCTTTAATTTTGGATATAATTTTACCAAAATCATTGAGCATGTCATAAGATTTGTAAGCACGACCGTCAAGGCAATTCAATTCCTCAACGTTATTAGCAACACGGTAATCATAATCAACATCACCGAAAGCATCACCAAAGACTATTACGTCTCCAGTTTTGATTTCTTTGATAGATTTTTTACGGAAAGATTTAGGGACTTCCCTTAATTCTGCATACTTATCAAGTTCCCTGACAAGACGTTTTACATAAAAACCATAATCATTATCGCTGTTGAGAACGACAAAGGAATTTGCTTTTTTGGATACAGACTTCCTGGATTTACGATCATCTACCGCAACCCGGGGAGCAATACGATTTATTGTTGTTGAATATTCCGATAAACTTAAATAATTCTTCATTGTGATTTTTGTTTTAATTTACCTTAGATTCCTCTATAGAGTTATACTTAAGGTTGTTAAAGAATTCGAGAACTTTTGGTTCACCTTCCCTTACTTTTCAATGTTGTTACCATGGCTTTTTTAATTACCATTTCTATATATTACTATATAGTTCAGACTATCTCATCATCCATTTCTTTAAGGAATTAAATTCCTTAAAAGAAATCCATGGATGTCCAGCGCTCGTGTCGGGTTTATTGGTAAGCTCCTCACCCGTTAGTCGTTGCTCCTTCTCATCTACTTCAATGCTATTTGATGAGTTTGGATCAGGATTATCCCGTAGGACTTCCCCTGAATTCACTGGATTATTCGATGTTGATTTCTCAACAAAGTCCCAATAATAACCACCTGCACTTTTTAATTTATTATGCAGTACTTTAGATATACTCGTTTTTTGTATTTTAAGAATTTCTCCAGCTTGTTTTACAGAATCAAATGTAATCATCTTGTTTGTTATTTTATTTGTTCCTTTTATGATTTTGCTATTTAGTTTAGCAATTGCTTCATAATCAAGATTTGGAGTAATGCCTACTTTACTACGTGATTGTTTTAATCTACTCTCTAAAGATCTTTTTATACCTAAATTTGTATTACAATATATTCTATAATTAAATCCAATTTCTGGATTATTTGAAGAATACATTTTAATGTAATACTCTTCTCGTTTTTTTAGTGTCTCTAAATTTTCGATAAATTCTAATACTTTAAATATGAAATTCTCTTCTCCATATTTATTCCAAGAACTTTGAAGATGAGTATTAAAATGTTTATTGTTACGTAATAAATAAAAATGTTGACCTTTTCTCTTGTAATGACCAATTGCAGAACCAATGTAAACTTTGTTGTTTATTTTGTTCTGAATTTTGTAGATGCAAGGTCTACCATTCTTTTGTATATCTATTGTTTTAATATCTTTCATATCACACTTATATATATGTAATACGTGCGAAATATTAAAAGGTTTCATTTTTGTTTAGGAAATGCATGAATACTTTATCTTTTGACAGGGTTTCGCTTGGCCCATATTCAAGTATTCCCAATAATTCAGGTCTATGTAATACAACCACATAATCAGAAGCTTGAAATACAGAATCACTACCAAATATATCTTTACGCATAGGGAAATGCATACGATTATTATTGATTCTCTCACTAGTTTCAATATCTCGATTCATTTGACTGACTTGGATGATAGTAGTTATACCTATCTTCTTTGCCTCCATGAAAACCTTTTGCAACTCATATAACACTTCTCGTTCTTTATCACCAGATTTTCCTCTAGTTAATAAAGTGTGATCAAGTATTACTAATAACCATTTGTTTAATGCAATAGTTTCTTGAAACTGTTTGATTGTATCTTGTATCTCACTAACTGTACCAGGACTATCTACGTAATAGATAGGGTACTTACTAATTTGTTCTGCATGTTTTTTTGCCATGTTAAAATCTTCGTCTCTAAGTCTACCATGTTCTCCATCAATATTACCACTATATAACTCACTAGTGGTCTTTCTCATTCTGAATGAGAGTTTACGTCCAACTTGACGGGAACTTAGCATCTCGAAATTAAAGGACAGTACTACAAAAGCTTCATTTGGATTACAATCGAATAAGTCTGTTTCCAAACTATTTACGAATGAAGACTTTCCAGCACCTGATATCCCTGCGAAAGTATATATAACATTTGGTTCTATACCACCCATACACTGTCTATTAAACTTAGGCCAACGTGTCCGAAGACTCCTGAAGGTTCCATTACGTCTACCATCAATATACCTAAGTATTTCGTTGGTTGGCTCTTTAATATGTCTATACTGTAGCATTTTATTCGATGTTTGTTCCGTATGGTATTCTAATTTCACCCCGGATGGATAACTGATCACTTAGATCAGAATCTGCATATGCTTTCCACTCTTCGGATGAGAGCCACATAGGCATACGTTTCATAAAGCCTAGTTGACCTTTTTTAGTTCGGTCATCTATCTCTAATTTTAAACATCGCATTAATAACTGATGCTTTGTAACATCAGCCCCTACAGTATTGTCGTATAGTAACTTGCTTCGCTTACGATCCATCCTTAAATAATCAAAGTTTCCATCGGGCCTAAGTACACGGACTGGGAAGGCACCATAGAACTCTTCAAACGCATCTAAATGTGCATGAAAAATTCTGGCGAATTTATCGGAAACTTTTATGGTACTTATGATTGCATTTACGTTAGGCGGGTTATCTAGATAACCTTCGTCATAAAGGTGCATTAAATCTTTTGGTAGATCGTTTAACGTACTAGACGCTATTACATACCTTTCCAAAAGTTTCAACTGACCTTCATAAGCAAGTTTTAATATTACATACTGGTGAATTGATAATCGACATTCTATTAAATATCTAATGTCTACTTCTACTATCATATTTTATATGAATTATTCAAAGAGATTTTTTCTGCTATAGATACCTAATGAGAATTTTGACATCTTTTTACCCTTTTTATTATTATTTGGTTTTTATCATTAAAACTGATTACACCTTTAAATAGGAGTTTCTTATGTGAATTCAGTCTATGAATTCTTTTGTATGAAACATCCATTTTAAAGATATCTTTTAAAAATCCAAGTCTATCTTCATTTCTTAATGATTTATATAGAGGATACATATCATCTATTAAATCTAAAGCTAGTCTTAGATCTGAACTGGTTGGATTTTTAGTTGATACAAACTGTATAGCAGTGATCATATCATAATCATTTGCATCATAATCCAATGCTATCATTTTCTCGAACTTAGTGTTCTCAATTACATCAAAGAAATCTGCAAATGTACCTTCCATTATTATGCACAATTAGATAAACCTATCCATACACCTAATAGAATACCTGCTATTAAAGTACCAGCACTGATTGCTAGTGCAATTGCTAAAGGTAATGTAAATTTAGATTTCTTAGGTTCTTCTTTTTTCTCTTTCTTATTTTCGGGTTTAACTTTACGTATTACCCGATATATTGTGTATACTTTCATTTTAAAATAGTGTTAATTGTGGGTTGATAATTAAGTCAATTATTTTCTGTGTATGATTTATATAGTATGCATAATCAATATTGTATTTTGAAAAATCATCATACTCTACATAATCATTGAATATTGTAACTCTTTTGTTTACTTCGTAGTTAGCTACCTTATCTTCGGCTTCACATGTCTTTAATAACACACCACCATCTTTAGATACATAATACCTAACTGATCTCTGCAAAATTTCTTTTTGGTAATTACCACTCTTTATAGAATGGAATATGTTTGTGAATTTTTCGTCTATCCTTTTTGCAATACAGAAATCATGTATATCGATACAGTTCTCTATGGTTTGTTTAATTGGTACACTGTTAACAAAGTAATCAAACAATGCTTTAGATACTATTGGTTTATCCCAACCTCTACTTAATGGGTCAGTTGCATTATTAAACTTTGTTATTGGTGTTGCAGTGAAAATACCTTTCTCTTTTATGTTCCCATTCAGCTTTATAGCTAGGTAATTGTTAACATCTCTACGAATATATTTCTTATACTCTACATATTCTAAAGAATAATTGGTATCATGTTCCCATTCTTTACATATACTGTAATATTCATTTGTCCTATTTCGTTGGACTAATGTTGTTATGCCATCAGTATTTGCAGATATTACTTTAAACCCTGCTAATGTTAATCTCTCAATCAACATCAATATATATAATTGCCCGTTTATAGTAACCTGTATATTAACCAATGGATCGTATAGAAAAGAATATTTATTTCTTGTCTTACCTATGGCACCGTTCATTATAAGTTTTAAACCTTCTGACTTAGTTATGTTACCTGCTACTTTCTCTTTGATCCTATCATCTCTAATTTGTTTAAAATTCTTTGCAAACTTTGGACCTAAATGTTCGGGTGCTAAATTATGGTTTATTAGAGTTGCTGGATACATACTACCTATATCTGCATCTATGATACACATGTCTGTAGTTCCTTCAAATAATCCAGGCTCATCTTCTGAATGTAAACCACCTATACCAAGTTTGTATATTGTCTTATCAAAGACTATCTTCTTAGAGAAAAATGGTTGACCTTTATAATAGGTATGATTCTTAATCTCTTCTAACATTATAATGAATTCGGATGTATCAAAGTATATATCTTTGAATACTACCCAATCAAATTTTATAAATTTCCTTTCTGTTCTTAGGTCTTTAAATCGTTTTATACTTAGACCTGTTGTTTCTGAATAAAATTTCTCTAGTAGTCTATCAGCTATACTCATATCAGGTTCGTTGTATAAGTTCAGATCATATGCTACTGATAACTCATGTCTAAACTTTATAGCATCTAATAGATGATAATACAACTGTTCTGTTATTAGTACATCGTTTAAATTATAATCAAGTACTATGGATGTTTGATCCTTAGTTATTAACTTATCTACATGAATTGGTGAATCTTGTAGTTTATGCCATTTTAACGATACACCTAATAATTTTAGAGATTTCTTATATCTCCCTATCCTCATTAAGTCTAATGGTCTAAATGGCAAATGATATTTATATTCTGAGAAATTATCATTTATTATGTTCATTGCTAAACTATGAATGTTCCTCGTAATTTCATACGATGATAGAAAATTTATATCATACGAATTCTTATAAATATAACTAAGTAATTGATTATCAAAGTGAAACGAATTATAGCCAATAAACCAGGAAGCAGAATTAATGGATATAAAATCTACTAACTCTGCTCCTTGGTTGACATCCTCAAATATGATAAACTGCTTAATCTCTTGCGACTTTGGATTTTTGAATGTGACACAGAAAAAATTCATGAATGTTTCTATATCATATATCCATGTCATTTACTTTACCTTTCTTACTTTTTTTAAACCGTCTGATTTACCTGTTTGTACTTGTTTTAAAAACTCGATGTTCTTCTTAACAATAGCCCTCTTCTTGCTCACAGAATTAGGGTACTGTTTGGTTATTATGGTTCTATATGTATTACGTGGGAATTCCGTAATAGTTACAAGAATATCACGTTTTCCTTTATAAATTTTCGTCATAGCTTGTTTACCATCTAACCTTAATATTGGTACTATTTCCGGGTGTTTTCTACTACTAAAAGTCTTTGGTACATATTCATAATCAAACACTATTTGTCTTACTTGGTACTTAGATTTCTTAGTACGCATGACAATGGTTTGGTGATGAGCGAACATGTCATTCAACCTTACTTTGTGTCTGTCTTGTCTTCTTTCAGGGCGAGACAGATTTCTTTCAGATTGAAGTTTGACTTTATCTTTCGTAGATATTTTTGGGAGATAGTTAGAATACCGAGATTTAATTATACTACCATCTTCATCCTTGTGAGTCTTGGGTTCATCTTGCCAAAATAGATTAGGTTGTGGACCTACTATCTTTGGATGTTCGTTATGTTTGAAATAACGATAGTCTCTTTTCGTGCAATACCTGAAATGATTGAAGCTGTTTACTAATGTATAGGCTACATTCTTAGGATAACGATGGACATATTTTGTTACTATATCCATTATATACCTAAAAGAATCATCAGGTTTTGCACGAATAGGTAGACATATCTTTGTTGGCTTTACCCATTTTGTATTGTGATGCCGACGCTTTTTATTATTCTTTGTGGGAATATCTTTGTTACTTATACGGATAAGTTTCTTTACTATAAATCTTTCCGACATTGGCAATATTTTTAGTCTTCTTCTGTAAATATGAATTGCTCATCAG